GTTTGCAGGCGTCAGAGATTGATGCTGCAGCCAAGGTGTCGCGCATTTCAAAGGACACACCTGCTTCTCGCGTAGAGATTGGACGGATTGTTCAAGACACTACTGAAGAAGCCTTGCGGGATGCTCGCCTGTTTGAGAAATCGTTGTGGCTTGATGGCTATCGCGACACGCTCAAGCGCAAGACAGTCAATGGTGAGACCTCACTGGTCCCACGTAACGTAATCCCCGAGAATACTGGCCGCTCTGCTTTAGAGATTGCAACAAGCATGTCTCCTGAGCGATTTAACGCGTTGCCTACTGAAGTACGTCAGATCATGACCCGATTGGGCGTGACCCAGGATGCAATCAGCCAGTTTGCGGCAGGACGTCGCACGCAGGAGTTTATTGATACGGGTGTCGTTCCATCTCAGTATCTAACCCAGGCGGCTGGACCACGAACCACGAAACGCGAATCCGTCTTTGCCCGCACTGACGTTGAAGACTTGATCAACATCCGTAGCGACTTGTTGGACTTTGCACGTAACGCTTCTGTGCGCGGTGAAGTAGCCAATTCTGGCTTTTACAGCAAGCTGGCTGACGGCGTGCTCCGTGACTTGGACAGCATGAATTTGCCCAACTACGACAAGGCACGTGACTTTTCACGCACATTGAATGACTACTTCACCCGCAGTTTTGCAGGCGACGTCAGCAAGACTGCCTCCCGTGGCGTCCAACAATACGCCCCAGAAATCCTGGTGCAGCGCGCTTTCGGTGCCAATAACGACTTAACCGCCTTGCGCATGCAAGACATTGAGGGCGCTGTCGGCATGATGCGTACCCAGTACGACGAGGCAGTGAAGAAGTTTGGCGCTAAGAGCCAGCAAGCCATGGCCCTAAAGCCTATGGCAGAACTTGCGGACCAGAATGTTGCTTCCATTCGGGATGCTCAAACACGTATCTACCGCCTAGCCGCATCCAAATCAATTGACCCTGTTACAGGCCGCGTGAACGAGCGCATGTTGACAAAGTTTGTCAACGAAAACAAGCCAATGCTGGACCGCTTGCAGATCACTGACGACCTGACTGATGCTGCCAAAGCGGAAAATGCATTCCGTGGCTTGCAGGCTGAAAACAGCCGCGTGACTAAGCTGGTCAAGGATCAAGCAGCATTTGCACGAGTGGTGCAGTACGAGAACCCAACCAACGCCATTGCTGATGCACTTAACAGCAAGAACCCTGTCCGCAACTTTGCAGGCATCGTTCGCATGGCAGAGCGTGGGGGCACAGAGTCCGTTGCCGGCCTAAAAGCCAGTATGTTTGACTACGCCTTTACCAAGGCAGGTGGCGAGCGTGGATTCAGCCCTGCTGCTTTCCAAAAGGTTTTGTTTGAGCCCCTGTCTCCTGGTCAGCCTTCGCTGTTCTCGATCATGCGCAGCCAGAATGTAATGAGCATCAGTGAGGGTAAAAACCTTCGCAAGTTGATTGCTCCAATGGAGCGAATTGAAACTTCATTGAAGAATAACCAGCTCATGGACGAAGTGGTCCAAGGAGGCGATGCTGTGACAGAGTTGGCGCTTCGCGTTATCGGCTCAAAGGTCGGTGGCGCAATGGCCCCTGGATCCCTGATCGCGGCCAGTGCAGGCTCAAAGTACATGCGTGACATGTTCGACAAGACGCCTACTCTGTTCATGCGGGGCATCATTGAAGAGTCAACCAAGGACCCTCTGTTGCTGGCGCAGCTCCTCAAGCGAGGCGTAAGCGAGACAGAGAAATTCCAAATGGCCCGTGCACTGCACGGCTACATGGTTGCCGGTGGCCTTAACTATGCCAACTTTGATGAGAGCAGGGCTCCTGCACGACGTCCCGAGAACTACTTTGAAGTTCCAATGCCTGACTTCAGCCAACCCGTCATACAGCAGCCAGCTCAGCCTCGTATTCCGTTTCGCTCTGAGGCGAGTCAGATGCTTCGCAAGATGCCTCCTGCCCCGTCAACACGTGGCGGCGTCCCTGGAATGAACCCGCCACCAGGACAAAAGCCCAAGCCTCCAGCAGGGGTCTCTGGTCAAGGACCAGCGTCGAGCAAAGCGGCTTTTCAGGCTTTGTTCCCAATGGATAGCGTTGGCGCTCTAGTGGCGCAAGGTCCTGAAGGGGGTGCAGCATGAACTGGGCAGATGTTCTCAAGGCGGTAATTCCAATTATTGTGGCGTCGTTGGCTTGGCTTTTAGGCCAGGTCAATGACTTTTCCACACGGTTGACAAAGATTGAAGGGGCAATGCCTGCTTTGATTACCAAAGAAGGTGTGCCGACGGATAGTCCAATTTCAGCAGAGCGCCGAGCAATGATGAAGGAGAACTTGATGCTGCATATCAACGAACTTCAAGTCAAGGTTAGATTGCTTGAAGAGCGTGAAAAAATGACTAAAAAGTGAGGACAGACAATGTGTGAAAAAAGAACTCATGATTTTAGTGCTGTTACTGCTGCCTTCTGTACTTGCGTCAAAATCTGACAAGGAATATAGGTGCGTTAAATGGACATGGTCGTCTGATCGCAAACATGTATGGTGCCTGGAATGGCGTAAAAAATGATAGATCCTCTAACAGCTCTAGCCGGGATACAAACGGCAGTTGCGTTAATCAAAAAGGTTAGCAAAACTGTTGATGATGTAGCGTCGCTCGGTCCTGTATTAGGAAAATATTTTGACGCCAAGTCAACGGCCACCAAAGCTGCGGTACAGGCAAAGAAGTCCAAGTCATCAATGGGCACTGCCATCCAGATTGAGATGGCCTTGGATCAGGCAAAGAGGTTTGAGGCTGAGCTTCAGTTGCTGTTTATGCAGGCCGGGAAAATAGACGTCTGGAACAAGATAAAAGAACGAGCGGCAGCAATGGATCTTGAAGCAGCGCATGACGCCCGTAAGGAGAGAGAAGCAATGGCAAAGCACAAAAAGGAAGTAGGAGAAGCCCTTGAGATCGTAATGCTTGGGCTGGTCCTCTTTCTCTTGATTGGGTTTGTTGCTTATCTTGCTTTCACAATTCTTGAACAATGTGCAGGGAAATGTAGTTTTCAAAGGGGATAAATAATGGATTGGCTAAAACAAATTGCACCAACAATTGCAACGGCAATGGGTGGGCCGCTGGCGGGAATGGCGGTGTCAGCCATTTCTAAAGCTATTGGCGTTGACCCCGACAAAGTAGGGGACCTGATCTCCAGTAACAAACTTTCAGCAGAACAGATAGCTCAAGTCAAGATTGCTGAAATTGAATTGCAGAAACAAGCGCAAGAGCTTGGCCTTAACTTTGAGAAATTGGAAGTTGAAGACCGCAAATCTGCGCGGGACATGCAGGCAGCAACAAAATCACTGATGCCTCCCGTGCTTGCGGCTGCCGTGACTCTTGGGTTCTTTTCAATCATGGTGATGATGTTCTTTAACCAGATTGACGCTAACAACCCTGCCATTTTGATGATGCTCGGATCATTGGGCACTGCATGGACGGGGATAATTGCGTATTATTTTGGATCATCCGCTGGCTCACAAGCCAAAACAGAATTGCTGAGTAAAAAATGAACCTTACCGAACATTTCACCCTAGAAGAACTAACACACACGGACCACCGTGACCTGGAGAACACACCAAATGAATCAGAAATTAAAAACCTTTACCGACTGGCTGAGTTCCTTGAAACAGTCAAAACCGTACTTGGCGGTAAGCCGATTATGGTCAACTCTGCGTTCAGGTCGGAAGCCGTAAACACTGCAGTAGGATCAAAAAATACCTCACAGCATCGGCATGGGGCTGCTTGCGATTTTCGCGTTCCAGGCATGAAACCTGATGAGGTAGTCCGAGCAGTGATTGCTGCAGATTTGCCCTTCGATCAAATCATTCGTGAGTTCGATCGATGGACACATATCAGCGTACCAAACACACCCGTTGCAGCCCCGCGTAAGCAGGCGCTCATCATTGATAAAACCGGCACCCGACCTTTTGCATAAAGAGTGAGAACAAAATTGAACCCATAACCTTGGCCCTAACAGCAATTGCCGGCATCAAGCAAGGCATAGCGCTGTATAAGGACGCCAAGGCTACGGGGTCAGACCTCTACAAAATAACAAAAGAAATCTCCGGTTTTATTGGACAATTCTTTGAAGCCCATGAAGAGGTAAAGAAGGAAGTAAAGCGCCAAGAGCTAGAGCCCCCAAAAGAAAAATCGCTCAAAGCACAAGCACTTGAGAACGTCTTTAACCAGATTGAACTTGAGAGGCAGGCGGTTGAATTGCGGGAGTTTTTGATCTATCACACCGACCCTGCCTTAGGTGCGGTATGGTCTAGGTATGAAGAAGAATATGCAAAGTTAGCTAAGAAGCGCCAGGAAGAAGTTAAGCAGGAAATCATAGCGGAACGGAGCAGAAAATGGCAACGTCAAAAAAGGTTAGACAAACTAATAGACGAAGCCCTAGTTTTTGGGGCGGCCCTGATCGTGATTCTGGAGATCTGGGCAATGATGTACCTAATTCATCGCAGTCGGGAAATATAGTTCTCATCATGTTGATGATGCTTTTGATCTGCCTTCTGTTGCCACTGATGGCCAGCATGTACTTTGACAGTTTGACCGCACAAAAGCGAACAGAACGAAACGAAGCCCGGATTGAAAAGCTCCTCAAAGAGCTTGAGAAAAGAATGGGCAAAGACTAGGTAGAGTGGTACTGCTCTACGCGCTTTAACCAATCATCCTTGTAACGCACAAACTCAGACCCGGCAGTGGAATACTCCACGGTCGTGCCGTCCTGGTTTGCCATGAGGATCACGCCGTAGTCAATGTTGGTCCCGTGCACGATGTCATGCGCCAGGGCATACGCTCCAAGCTGGTGGAAATAATCGTCAATCCACTCGCGTTTCTTGGGCTTCACACTTTGCTTGAAGTCCATGATGCAAGGCTTGTTTCGGTAAACGCAAACCAGATCGGTAGTACCAGCGTACTTCTCCGGATAGTAAAGCGCGACCTCCGACCCCCAGATTTCCTGCATGTTCTGGAAGTACGTGTTGATGAGCTTGTATCCCATCTCGTACCCTTTGAGCATGAGCCAGTTGGTTGGGCGCGGTAGATCCCTGTACGCAATCATTCTCTCGATCACGTTATGCATGTGCGTTCCCACAGCGGCCGCATCCGACTTGATCCGCTCCGCGTTTGCTTCACCAACCCTCGCGGCCCACGCATCAAGGCCCTTCTTGTCTTTGGTAGCAGACAGGACCGTGGTCACGCTGGGCAGCCGAGTGTCGCCGTATACATACTTGCGGCCGTTTGGGCTGTCTTCTCGGATCAGCTCTTCGTACTTGTAGAGCTTGCGAATTGGAATTAAATCAACCATGCTTTTACATCCTCGCCCATGACCTGGGTGGCAATATCGATCTTGCTTCTAAGCGCCTTCACAATCTTTTCGTCCACAGTATTGGGGGCGATCAGGTCAATGTAGGTCACACTTTTTGTCTGGCCGATACGGTGCGCACGGTCTTCCGATTGCAGGCGTTTCTCCAAATCAAAGCTGTTGCTGTAGTACACAACAAACGCGGCCTCTGTGAGCGTCAAACCATAGCCACCAGTACTTGGGTTGCCCACAAAGAACCGAAGCTCGCTGTTGGGGTCCTGGAAGCTGTTGACGATCTGCTGGCGCTCTTCCGAACCAGTGTCCCCAAAATAAGTGGCCACCGAACTCATGCCGTACTCTTTTTGCAGTGCAAGCTTGATGGCTTCAATGTCATGGCGATAGTTCGCCCATATGATCATCTTGCCGTCAGACTCTTCAATAACGTTCAACAACTCTTTGATTCGATTGTTGGGAAGCTCGAGCACTTCCCCGCTATCTAACTTGACGTGGCCACACACGATCTGATGCAAGCGCATGATCTGCGTGAGTGCATTGACAGTAGACATGATGCCTTCTTTGAAAGACGACAGCGCCAATGCTTTCATTTCCATGTAGGCTTTGACCTGTTCGTCCGTCAGATCAACCTCGCGCTTGACAAACATTTTTGGAGGCAGATCCAAGCACTCTTCCTTGGTGACGCGAAAGGCAAAGCGATCCATCTTTTCTTTCAGCTCATCCAAGCGGCGGTAGCCCACAACCTGCTTAAAGCTGTGTGAAGCCAGGGTGCGCTCGACGGTCACTGCGTAACGAGCCTGGAACGCGTAATAGCTGCTGATGTTCAGGCATTCGTCAGAGAGAAACGCGCACTGTTGGTAAAGGTCCATGGGACTCTTTGTCACAGGGGATCCCGTCATGATGCGTCTGTAGTTGGCGTACTTTCCTACCTTGATGGCGTTCTTTGCACGGGAAGCTGTGGGCGTCTTGATCGTAGTGCTCTCATCAATGGCCATGAATCCGGTGTGGCAGAGTAAGAAGCGCTGCGCAAACTTGACGCCCTTTTCCGTCGACAGCGCCTCGACGTTCATTATCAAAATCTTGAGGTCTTCCGTGACCGTGAACAAGTTGTCCATCGCAGCTTTTTCGGCTTTTCTTGGGGTCGGATTCCAAATGGCCATGCGATAAACGACGTGTGCGGGTAAATGCTTAGGGATTTCTGTATCAAGCCAATTTCGGTAGACGCCTTTTGGTGCAATGATCAAGGCTCCGTTGATCTTTCCATGGTCGTACAACATCGCTATGTTGTTGATTACCATGAAACTTTTTCCTGTACCCATGTCAGCAAAAAGGGCCGCTACATGGCGGTTCCAAAAGCGGGACAGATAGGCCTCCTGGTGCAGGAACGGCTTGTTCTTGAATGGATAATTGGCTAAAAAGGTGTGTTCCATATTCTTTCTTTCTGGCGGGGCTTGCGCACCTCGTGAAAAAGAGTGTACACTGATCGCTCGCTTTTAGAAAGAAGAAATCAGATGCCAAAAGTCTATGTCGTTTCCGAAACCGGAAATCACAACATTAGCTCCGCGATGGACTACGGAGACATTGAAACGATCTTGCCACCTAACTCGCAAGTATCTTTTTCTATTGTCCCAACAGTTCGTCGTATCCAGCGTAAGCTGGAGAAGTTTTCCGATGAAGACTATTTGCTCTTCATTGGAGATCCGACTGCCATCGGCATCATCAGTGCCATAGCAGCCGCAAAAAACAACGGTCGTTTCAAGTGCCTTAAGTGGGACAAATTGGAGCGCCGTTATATCCCGATCCAAGTGGATCTGTTTCCCAAGAAAGGAGAAAGCGATGAGTTTGACGAATATTTTTGAGCAAGATGCCGGGGCCCTCACAGTCCAGGACGATCTGATCTCTGGTGTTGCTGCCTTAGCTAAACGCGCTAAGGGCTTTGAGAAAGACATCGAAGAACAGGAAGCATTGCTCAAGAGCCTGAAAGAGCAGCACCGTAAGCTCACGGAAGAAGCCATACCCGAAGCCCTCACCGGCATGGGCATGAAGAAGTTCGTGATGGAAGACGGTAGCTCTATCGACATTAAGCCGTTCTACAGTGCTTCCATTCCAGAAGCACGTCGCGCTGAAGCCTATCAATGGCTCAGGGAACACGGCTTTGACGACATTATCAAGAACACCGTCTCGGTCCGATTTGGCCGAGGCGAAGACGAACTTTGCGTTCGTCTACTGGATCTCCTCCGTGCGCAAGGATACCCATCCGAGCAAGCAGAGAAGATTGAGCCCATGACCTTAAAAGCGTGGGTGAAAGAGCAGGTCGAACGAGGCAACGAATTCGACTCAGAGCTGTTTGGCGTGTACATCGGCCAAAAAGCAATCATCAAATCCGTTTAACGAAACAAGGAATCAAGATCATGGCAAAAAACCAAGTAGTAGTAGAAGAACAGTCGAGTAGTGCTTTGGCGCTTGTGTCTCACTTTGAAGAGGACGCATCCGCCGGGTTTGACGGGATGGGACAGGATGACTTTGCGCTTCCTTTTCTGCGCCTGTTGACCAACACTTCACCGGAAGTTGGTGAGGTGGATGGCGCTATGCCTGGGATGATTTACAACAGCGTAACTGGCCAACTCTTTGACGGTAAGAAGGGTATTTTGGTCGTTCCCGCAGCGTATGTACGTCAGTACATCGAGTGGGCACCGCGTGGCAGCGGTACTGGTGCGCCAATTGGAATCTACCCAAGCACGAGCGATGTCCTAAGCCGTACGCACCGCGAACCAGGCGACAACAAAGACTATCTGGACAGTGGCAATTACATCGAGAACACGGCCAACCACTACGTGATGGTGGTTGACGCGAACGGTGTGCCCAGTGCAGCTTTGATTGTCATGAAGTCCACGCAGCTTAAAAAGAGCCGCAAGTGGAACAGCATGATGATGTCTGTCAAGCTTCAAGGTAAGAATGGCCTGTTTACACCGGCTATCTTCAGCCAAATGTATCGCCTGACAACCGTTGGTGAATCCAACGACAAGGGCAAATGGTTTGGTTGGGAGATTGAAAGAGTTGGATCTGTAGAGGACGCAAACGTTTACGCTGCTGCCAAGGCTTTCGCTGAGCAAATCAATGCCGGCAAGGTCCAGGTTAAGCACGAGGGCGATGTTGTTGAATCAAGCGGATCTCAACCATTCTAAAATTAACGGGGGCCTTGCGCCCCCGTTTCTACGACCGAGAAAGTAAGAATGGAAGACATCACGCGGTTCAAGGCGATATTTTCAGGCCTCGATATCGCCTACGGGACCTACAGAATCGAGAGGGCAAAGGACAGCGGTAAGCAGGCTGGTAAAGCCGTCGTTGTTCGCAAACCGCCAACGGATGACCTTTGGCAGAAACACCTGGAAGGGGCCGAGCCCAGTCTAGGGATTATTCCTATCCGTGCAAATAACTCATGTATTTGGGGTTGCATCGATATTGATCAGTATCCACTGGACCACACCGGTTTGGTGGCTAAGGTTCGCAAGCTTGAATTGCCTATGGTTGTGTGCCGTAGCAAGTCAGGTGGTGCACACGTTTTCCTATTCACCAAAGAACCGATACCCGCTGCAGAAATGCAGCGATACCTCAAAGGTGCCGCAAGCCTTTTGGGGGAAGCAGGGCGCGAGATTTTTCCAAAACAATCAGAGATCCTGATTGAACGCGGAGACACAGGCAACTTTCTAAATCTGCCCTACTTTGGCGGAAATGAGACCCTGCGCTATGCGATCAAGGACGATGGCTCAAGTGCCACGTTGGAAGAGTTCTATGGACTCTATGACCGCTATGTACAAGACGCCGACCTGAAGTTCCCTGAGGAACCGAAGGAAGCAGAGCATCCCATCAAGGACGGCCCACCGTGCCTACAGGCGTTGTGTGCACAAGGCTTTCCTGAAGGCACACGGAACAATGGCCTGTTCAACATTGGCATCTTCCTCAAGCGCCAGCAAGCTGTGGGTTGGGAAGACAAGCTGTTGGAGTACAACCAAAAGTATTTTGGTCCACCGTTGGGCAACAGTGAGCTGCAGGTCATCATCAAACAGCTCGCGAAAAAAGAATACAAGTACAAGTGCAAGGACGCACCGATCAATTCGTTTTGCAATTCGGGCATCTGCCGAACACGCAAATACGGCATTGGCGGGGACGGTCCCGACTCTCCGCAAATGGGGGCCCTGTCCAAGTACAACTCTGAGCCGCCACTGTGGTTCCTCGACGTAAATGCCAAGCGCATTGAACTTGATACTGACCACCTTTTCATGCAGCCCATGTTCCAAAAAGCATGCATGGAGAAGATCAACATTCTGCCCCCTACTCTGCGCAAGCAGGATTGGGAACAGCTTTTGAATTCGCTGTTACGTGAGATGGTTGAGCTGGAGCAGATACAAGAGGCCTCTGAGGACACGAGCATTACTGGACGTTTCACTGACCTGGTCGAAGAGTTCTGCACACACTTGCAACAAGCGATTGATCGTGACGAAATCCTCATGGGCCGCCCGTGGACCAGTGAAGAAGAAGGTAAAGTTTACTTTCGGATCAAGGACTTGGAAGCGCATCTTAAGCGTAACAACTTTGCCGGCCTGTCTGCACCAAAGATGGCGCAGCGTCTGCGTGACCTGGGTGGAGATCCACACAGCCTGTTCCTCAAGGGAAGAACCACAAGGGTGTGGAAGCTGCCTCGATTTGAGAAGCAGGACGCACCATTTGACACACCAGAAATGCTCAAAGGGAGTCCGTTTTGATGATTACATACGACGATTACGAAGAAGCAATTCTTGGGTTTGCGACGGTGTGGAGTGAAAAGGGAGAGCGTAATGACGTAATGGTG